CGGTCAGACGGCCGCGGCTGCGGGAGGGATATGCCTTCCTTGGATGATGGGGCACAGTGTTCGCCGTCCGTCTCCGGGCGGTTAATAAGTCGGGCGATCCATCGAAGCGGGGCGCAGGCCGTTGTTGCCGTTGTAGGCGTTGTTCCTGTTCAGAGTGCCATCGGTGTTGACGTTGCGGGCGTTGTTGGCCGAGCCGGCACGAAAAAACAAGGCATCCCCCGAGGGCCGCCTCACTGGTGACGCTTCTGCGCGTCCAGCTTGGCGGCCCTCTCTTTATCCGTTTTGTACCATTTGGCGGTCTGGTTCTTCACGCCGGCCGCCATCTTCGCCCAGTATGCAAAGGCGTCATCGCTGAAGCCGCTGAGGATCTCATGCGCGAGCTCGATGTGGTGGATCAGCTTTCGGCAGTTGCGAAGCGCCGACCGCTGCGCGCGATACCTGAGCTCACGCTCCTCGGGATCCGTCAGGAGCAGATCGTTGGCCTCCATCAGATCGGCGACGAGGTCGCTGGCCTCGTTCATCATCCTCTGTGCCAGACCGAGCCGCTCCTTCTTCGGGAAAACGGCCGGGTTTCTGGTCTTGATGTAGGTGTGTTTCTCGAGCTCCTTGGCGTCCGTGATGACCTGCATCTCGGGCAGTTTGTCACGGCCGAAGGGCGGGCGGCCTACATTGGCCCGCTCGTATGGCCGCGAGTGTCCGTTGCTTGCCGTAGTATCTCACCTCCTCGCCTTTGATTGTGACGCGGGCGCTGCTGCCGTCGTAGGTCTTGCCCTGAATGACGATGACGCCGTCCTCCCGCTTGCAGCAGGAGCAGGGCAGGGCCAGCTCGACGAACAGGTGCGCGATGATGCAGGAGGCTTCGGCTGGTGGGATCGGGGTGTAGTTGTAGCAGTTTCCCATCAGCACTCGAGCCTTTGAAGCGTGGCGTTCCAGATGCCGGCCGTCAGTGTGATGCCCGTCAGGTCTGCAAATGCAATTTGGAAGGGGTTGGTCGTGATGTCGCTGAACACGGCGTCCCATAGCGTTGCGATCTTGCTGGTGTTCTGGCCGACTGCGTTGCTCAGGTCGTTCGCCGAAGCCTCAGCGGCCTGCGCGATTGCGATGGCCTGCCGTGCGATCGCCAGAGCCTCCTCGGCCGTAGCCTGAGCGCCGAGGGCGATGGCCTTGTAGGTCTCGTAGTCCTCTTTGGTGGCGTAGGCGTCGGCGGGGATGTAGGCGGTCACGTTGGTGGCCGTGCCGATCGCGGTGACGATGTCGATGGTTTTCTCGACGATGGTGGCGCCGCCGGAGGGCGGGATCCACTCAGCCAGATCGCCGCAGTTGCCGTAGCAGTACAGCACCTCGCCGACCTCGGGATCGGGATCCTCGGCATAAAGGCCGAGCTCGCGGTAGTAGAAGCCCTCAGTCTTGTCTCCATTGGTGAAGATGCCGCCCACGGCCACGGTGCCGTCGCCGTTGATCTTCAGCTTCGTGATGTCGACGGTCGCCTTCGGGCTGACCACGCCAGTGAGGGTGCGGGGCGTCTGGCCCTCCTCGAGGTAGCCATCGCCGAGGACGATCTTGGTGTAGTTGATCTTCTGGCCGGCCACGCCCTTCGCCAGAACGATCAGGCCGGCGGTTGTGATGTCGTTGTTGATAAATGCAGCCATGTCTATCTCCTTTCCTTAGTCTGAGATGACCGCCGCGTCGGTGCCGATGCTGACGGTCTCGCGGTTGTTGTCGTGGACGACTGCCGCGTGGTAGATGTGGATCTCGTCGCTGCCCATGACGTGCACCTCTTGGGTGTGATCTCTGACGGCCATGCCGGAATAAAGGAACATTTCGCCGGTCAGGCAGATCAGGATCGCGTCGAGCCACGAGCTGCGGCGCTTGACCGTCCGCAGCAGCTTCAGGAACAGGTCGAGGTTGCTGTTGACGAGGCTCGGGTTGTCGCTCAGCACCTTGAAGTGATGCGGCTGCCCGCCGTATTGATACCACTCCCTGACCTCGCCGGTGCCGAAGTAGTCGGCCACGATCTGCTCCACAGCGTAGGGTGTGCCGAGTTTCGAGTAGACGCGGTCGCTGTTGCGAATGACGGCCCGCTTGGCTGCGATGGGCGCGGTGCTGTCATACCACTGGACGTTCAGCTCCCACGCCATCTCGTCGAGCTCTGCCTCGCTGAGCTGGTCGATTTTGTCCCACCTGCTCAGGAGCTTCAGGCGCGCATAGGCGTCGCGGCTGACGATGTCACAGCCGGCGGCGAGTCCTTGGTTGCTGCTGTCCTCCTGCATCCACGCAGGCAGCAGCTTGACCATCTCGGTCTCCTTGAGCCGCATTTACACCACCTCGCTCTCGACTTTGTGGCTGACGGTCAGGTGGCCGCTGAACTTGGCGACTTGCGTGTCGTCGAGGGCCTTGTAGGTCGGCTTGACGACGTCCACGCGGAAGGCGCCGGTCTGGTTCTCTCCCCACGAAGGCGAGAGGATCCGCTTGCGGAGCTGGTCGGGGTTGATGTCGCGGCCGAGAGCTGCGACTTGCCACTCGTTGTAGCGGTCGATCGCGCCGCCGGTGCCTTCGACGTTGGCGATCACCTCGGCCTCGCTCTCCGGCGTGGTGTAGTACACGATCTCGATGTCGTAGGTCTCGACCTCCGGGGCCACGGCGCGCACTTTATCGGTGAGCGGCCGGATGTCCTTGGCGTTGACGACGTCCAGCACCTTCGCCAGCATGGCAGCATCGGGGATCTGGCCGCCTTCCAGCAGCGGGATCAGCTTGACTTGGCCCTCGAGGGTCTTGGTGATGGTGACGTCGATGCTCTCGGCGTTCTCGAGGCCGCCCTTGACCGTGATGGTCAGCAGGGCGTCGGTATAGTCGACGGTGTAGTCCGTATCCTTGACCGCCGCCGCGCTCTGGCCGTGGGCCTTCACGACGAGGGTGTCGGTCAGGAGTGTGCCGCCGCCCTTGAAGGCTCTGCCGGCATAAACCGGGAGCGTCTCGGTGGTCGTCTCGGTTTCACTGACAGCTTTGGCGTCCACGATGGAGCTGTCGGCCGTCATGGCCCAGTAGATATAGGCCAGCTCGGGGCCGGCGGTGGATCTCTTGGCCGGAGCCAGACGGATCCGCTCGCGCAGGCGGTTGTCGCCTTCTGTGGTGTAGGGTTCGCCGTCATCGCCCCCGGCGGTCTCGGTCAGGTTCGTGACGGTTTCAATGTAGGGGATCAGGTCGACGAGGGTGCCGATCGTTCCGGCCGCGTAGCCGTTGTACTTCTCGCCGTTGCTCACGGCCGAGGCCGGCACCTCCACAGAGTAGGTGCCAGCTTGCAGCACAGCGATCTCGTCGGTAGCAAAATAGTTTTCGCTGTCCGGCGTCACCTTCGTCCACTTCGGAATGATGATGTTCTTGTCCTGCGGCGTAGAGAGTGAGAAGCGCATGGTCGTCTTTGCCGGCGAGCCTTCCAGACGTTTCACGTCCAGTCGCTCGCCGATGGCGTCCAGCACCTCGCCCCGGGCATAGCGGAGAAGGGTCTGCCGGCCGACGTCGTTGAGGCTGTTATACAGCGCCACATATACGGCCACGAGGCCCTCGCCGAAGATCCGGCGCTCGTCGCCCGGGTACAGAGGCTCGCCGGCGCTCTTTTCGAGGGAGGCGATGATCGTCTTGTAGATGGTGCTCGCGTCGGTTGTGGTGAGGCTGATGTCCTCGCCGTAGGTGTTTGTTGCGTCGCTCACGCTGTTCACCTCCTTCATGTGATGTTCTCGATGCTGGCCCGCAGCTCGAAGTCGCCGGTCTGAGCGGCCAGAGCCTTCAGGTCGGAGTCACTGAGCTGCACGCGGGGCTCGTAGGTTTCCACGAGGAACTCCACGTCAGCGGCCAGATCGGTCGCAGCGGTTTCGCTCGGCTTGTCGATCAGCGTGCGGTCGATCCCCTTGATGCGCTCGTAGGGCACCTCCCCGCGGATGGTCTTGAGGAGGTTCTGCACGCAGATCTCGGGCGCTCCGTTGCCGGATGCTTTCATTGGGATCACCTCGCTTTACTTGAGCTGCGCATTGGTTGGTTTCTTGGATGCTTTGGCGCTGCTGGAGGCTCCGACGCTGACGGCCGAGGAGCTGATGCCGAGCTCTTTGTAGGTGGCGATGCCCGCCGCCGACTTGGAGCTGCTGCCGCTCTTGCCGCTGCTGCTGGATGTTCCAGAACTGGCCTTTTTGCTGCTGGCCTCCTCGGCGTACTCGGTCAGCTTGATCGTGATCTTGCCGGTCAGGATCCTGCCGAGGTTGTCCAGCTTGGTGTCTGATAGGCTCACAGCCGTGAGCTGAAGGTTGGCCGGGCCGAAGCGCCGACCGGCCAGATAGAAGGGAGCATACTGTCCGACCAGCGCCGTCCACGACTCGTACTCGCTGCGCACGTCGCAGCCGACCGCCGCGGCCAGATCGAAGTCGAAGCTCATGCTTTGCAGCTTGAGCGCCTTGGTCTTGGTCGCCGGGGATCCGGCTTTGTCGTCACTGTTTTCCGTGTCGAGCTCGACGCTGTGGGAGATGCCATTGAGCGAGGCGATCCTCTGGCTGGAGACGCCCCACGTCTTGCCGTTCCACGATGCCATGACGGCCATGTCTATCCCTCCTTACTGTGGGCCAGAAGTGGTGCCGCCTCGGCTGTCGGTGTGGGTGTGGCCGGTCAGACTGATGCCCGTGGCGGTCACGTCTGCCGACGGGACGCTGATGCCCTTGTCCTGCATCGTGAGCGCGCCCTTCTTGACGGTGATGTCGCCCGGGACGATGCCATCCCACTCTCCGTCCATGCGGGAGAGGATGATGCCGGTGCCGTCCTCGAACATAGCATAGGCGACTTCTGTGCCGGGGGTCAGGTTTCCCATCTCCCCGCGCAGATACCACGGGATCGTCAGCGGCCGCGTGACCATGCTGTCGGCGGTGCTCGGGAGCACTCTGGCCGTGGTTTTGTCGCCGTTCCTGTCGGCCTTTCCCTCCACGCTGGAGATCTTGCCCTTCTGGATCATTTGGTTGTTGCTGTTCATCAATATCCCTCCAGTGGCTTGCGGAGGTATAACTTGCTCCGCGTCTTGACGTAGTCGTGCCGGATCCGGCTGATGAAGGCCGTGCCGTCCCACGACTTAACGCCCTCGGTCGCCAGCGTGACCACAGAGCCCGCCGCATAGTCTCGCAGCAGCGAGCCCGTCCAGAGGGTGCCGACGGTCGCGTTCTTGTTGGCGTCCCGGAGGAGGCCCTTGGCGAAGCGGTCGGCCTCGCTCTGGTCGGTCATGCGGAAGGGCAGGATCCGGCGCAGCACCTTGTCGCCGCCGCTCGGGGCTGCGAAGGTGCCGGTCAGGCCGCCGTTGACGGCTTCGGCCGAGCCGTAGGCGTTGGCGCCCTCGTCGCGGTACTCGAAGTCATTGGCCGGGGTGATGGTGATGGTGTCGACGGGCTGCTGGCTCTCCATATACGCCTCGTCGTAGACGACCAGCTTGCAGTCATACACCAGAAACGCCGCGCCCTCGAGGGTGCAGCGGTTTTGAAAAAATGCGAAGTCTGCGAGGTTGTTCTGCTCGACGTAGTCGTAGGTCTGGTCGGTGATCCCGTAGGTCTCGAGTGTCAGGCCGTGGCGGCCGGCGATCTCTTGGGCCAGTTGCAGGAACTTGACCTTTTCCCACGATTTGCTCCGCCTATCCTTCACAGACTGCGGGGCAGAATAGGCCCGCAGGGTGATGATGCCGGACTCGGGGACGACGCTCTCGACGAACATTTTGCCCGTCTTAGCAGCGCCGTCCTCGATGGCGATGGTGTCGCCCTTCTTGGGGTTCCACGAGTCCCACAGCTCGCGGGTGTCGTTGAGCTTGAGCAGCAGCTCGTCGCTCTGCTTTTCGGCGTACATATCGTGATAGCAGCGGTGGACGCTGATGTCCGGGTAGATGTCGACGCCTTCGTATAGGATCTTCACGGCGTCACCTCCTCCACGGCGGCAGGGTCTCCGGCGTCTCCACGGTCTCGACGATCGGGATCCGCACAGCCTCGCCGCCCTCGAAGATCAGCACGTCGCTGAGGTCGGGGTTGGCCTCGATGATGGTGCTCGCCATGCGCTCCTCGTTATAGGCAACGAGCGCGATGCTGTCGAAGGTGTCGCCGCCCTGCGCCACATAATCAATAAAGCCGACTGTCTGCTGTGACATAGGCGCCGCCCTCCCTTCTGCTGAGTGCCTCGAGGATGAAGTCGATGAACTCCGGCTCGAGGTCGCGGAGCTTTCGGATCAGGGCGTCCTCGTCGGTGTCGCCATCGATCTTGATCTGTGGGGAGAAGGACAGCCCGCTCAGGTCGTAGACCACAGCGGTGCCGGAGCCGCCGCTGAGCAGCTCGTAGTCGCTTTCGCCGTCAGATGCCCCGAGCATCCGGCCCGCCTCGGCCCAGTAGGACAGGTTTTGCGAGCGGTATGCAGGGTTGAAGCTGATGACCGCCTCGGTCGGGTAGCGCGGATCCTCGCCAGCGATGGACGGGCCTCTTGTGAAGCCGCCGGTCGCATAGCCAGAGACGGACGCGCTGCCGCCGCCCCCACCTCCGAACAGGCCGGCGATCTTGGAAATGACGCCGGAGCCGAAGCTGACAATTTTCGATACCCAGCCGACGATCGTGCCGAGCACGCTGGCGATGGGCTCCAGAATAGACAGCAGCGGAGTCAGTAGCGGGGTGATGGCGCCGATCAGGCTCAGGATCGGGGGGAGTAGTGCCTGAACGAGCTGCATCAGGGGATCAAGCAGCGGCATGATGACGCTGTTGACGATTTGCAGGGCTACTTCCAGCAGCGGGGTGATGACCGGCAGCAGGCTCGAGATGATGCTCACCAGCACAGGCAGCACGGCGCTGACGATCTGCGTGATGATCGGGAGCACGGTGGCGAGCAGGCTGGCAATAGGCGGCAGGATCGCGGAGACGATCTGCATGAGTGGCGGGAGGAGCGTCTGCACAAGGTTGAGAAGCGGCGGGAGCAGAGTGCTCATTAGCTGCGTCAGAACAGGCAGAAGGTCGGCCGCGAGCTGAGAGATCAGGGGCAGAACGTCCTCGAGGGCGTCGGCCGCGCCGGTCAGGAACTCGTCGACAAACGGGGCCGCAGCCTCGACCGCCTTTGAGATGGCCGGGGTGATCTGCTCCATCAGCTTTTGCAGGGTCGGCATGAACTTGTTGAGCCCGTCGAACACAGTGTTCGCCATAGGCTTGAGGGCCACTTCGAGCCCCTGCTTCATAACCTGAAGCCGCTCGGCGAAGTCGTAGGTGTCATCGGCTGCGCCGGCGATCGTCTCGCCGTTTTCTTGCAGCTCGGCGGTCAGGTCTGCGACGGCCAGAGAGCCGTCTCTGATTGCTGCGGCCATCGTGGAGCCCGCCCTTGTGCCGAAGATCTCCGACGCGATGCTGGCGGCCTCTGCGGCCGTCCCGGCGTTTTTGATCTTTTCGTAGTACATGGCGAGCCCGTCGCTGGCGCTGATGCCCTCCTTGGCGAGTGTGGCGACGCTCTTTTTCATGGCGCCGAGCACTTCGTCGGTGTTTACGCCGGCCTTGTCGAGCTGGCCCATCAGGGCACTCGCTGTCTCGAAGGAGTAGCCCATCTCCTGAAGCTGCGGGCCGAACTTCTGCATATCTGCCATCAGATCCGTGAAGCCCATGCCCGTGCTCTGGCTGACCTTGAAAATGTAGTCCATAGCGCCGCCCATGTCGTCGGCGTCGATGTTCCACTGTTGGAAGGCTTGGCTCGACTCCTCGATCACGCTGCCGAGGTCGTCCCCGAGCATATCGCTCACTTGGATGGCCTGCTTGGAGATCTCCTGAAGCTGCGGGCCAGTGAGGCCGAGGCGGGTGTTGTAGTCTGCGATCGCCTTGCTGGCGTCCTCCATTGTGGTCGGGACGCTCTTGTAGACGGCGTCGAAGTCATCCAGAAGCCCGTCCAGCGCGTCGCCGGTGGCGCCGGTTCCGATGCGGATAGCATCAGCCGCGTCATCGAAGGACGCGCCGAGATCCTTCATGTACTTTCCGGCCTCGACGACTGCCTTGCCTGTCGCCACAGCGATGCCGCCCACGGTTGCACCAACGGCCAGCGCCTTCACGTTCAGGCCGCTGATTTTCTTCTGAGCCTGCTCGATGGCTTTGCCGAGTGATGGGTCGATGCTGCCGGCCAGATTGACGACCGCCTGCATCGTTTTTCCGTTTGCCATGTGCGTCACCTCCTTCTGATGTGGGGTTTCTTAAAGCTGGCCGCACGAGTCGGCCGGCTCGCTTGGAGCCGCTTGGCCTCCTCGACGGCCTCCCCGTATTCGGTCAGGAAGTCGGTCAGCCTTCGCTCTCCGAGGTCTCGCGTCGACGTGTGGAAGGCTCGGGCGTAGTCTCGGATTGCGCGTCGGAGCTGTCGGGGGTGTAGGGTTCCTCCGACTTCCCGGAAATAAAATCCCGGCCGATCCTCATAATCTTCATAACGTCGTAGCCACGGACGCGCTCGAGGTCGGAGATGTCGATCTCGGGGTTGATGGCGATGATGGCAGCGAAGCCGAGGTAGAGGTGCAGGCCGTAGTCCAGCTCGGCCGCGCCGGCCGCGTTGCCGTTCTTGGAGCCGCTGGCGCTCAGCTTTCTGGCGTCAGCTTCAGCAAACGCCTGTGCGGTGATCTCGCTGATGTCATAGGTCAGCTCGTCGTAGCTCTTGCCGTTGATCTGCACGGGGTTGTCGAGCTTGATGGTGTTTTTCATTGGGTGCGTCTCCTTTCGATAAATAGAGGGCGCCGCAGAGGCGCGGCGCCCTTCAGGTTACAGCAGGCTGCGGATGTCCTTGGCGTAGTCGACGCCGCCGACGCGCAGGATCGTGTTGAGCTGGTCGATCAGCCAGTATTCAGCGCCGCCGACGTAGAGCTGGTAGCGGCTCACGGCAAACGTGGCCTCGTTCTCGCTGGTGTTGCCGGGATCCACAGAGAGGCCCGGGATGCCCTTGGAGACGCAGCGGAGGAACGCCTTGCAGCCTTCGGTCTTGGTGGAGCCGTCGGCCTGCTTCACGTCCTGAGCCCAGCGGATCTCGATGGTCTTGCTCTCGAGCTTCATCATGTTCCGCAGGCCGAGGTCGATGCCGATCTTGGTGATGGACGCCTCCATAGCCTCGATCTGGCCGAGGATGGGGGCGGTGTAGGTTCCCATAGCCTTGAAGTCAGCGGTCACGGGAGTGACAGCCGGCAGCGAGATGGTCACGTCTTTGGCGACGAGGGTGCCGCCGATATAGACGGTGTCGGCGAGGATGGGGCCCTTCAGGTCGAGCCACAGGTTTGCCATTACTCGTCACCTCCTTC